CGGGAAAGTGCTTGATAGCAACGGTATTTCACAGTCGGCGGCATACAGCTATCTAAAAGATAGAATCCTAACAACACCGTATGAGGATATCATGGAAACAACGACTGAATTTCTCATCGGGAGAGGGCTGAAAAGAACAACAGCCGAAACCCTGTTAAAAGGACTTCGGCTGTCTGATAATGCTTTCGATAAGCTCCTTATGCGTGTGAAATAAGCCGTATAAGGTCGTTTTTCATGTCGAGTGGAAGTTTATCCGCATATTTGTTGGCAGCGGCATTGTCGCCCCGTAAAAACAACAGGGCTGCGATGTCGCTGTTTGCACTGTCTTTATCAACGACGGAGAGGTATGTTTCTCTGTCTATTATGCCGAGCTTTTTTAGCTCAGCCGCAGTTACTTTATGGTCGTATATTGTCTCCATATTGGTTGCAAAATTAGTTATTTATCTCGAATTTGCCGTATGTGGCGTTTTCTTTTCTTCCTGCTGTAAGTTTACGCATTCAGATTTATCGGCTGAATTTGGGCGTTTCTGCGCTTTGCGCTGTATGCTCGCCCGGCAGATTGTGCAGAGCTTCCCGACATACGGTGTTCCTTTCGATACCCCGATGTTCCATAACCGGGCGACCTTGCAGCCGACCTGATCTGCCGTGAACATCTCGTATATCGCCGACAGGCTGTGAAAGAAAAACTCCGTGCGCTCATCCCCCGGCAGGGGCGGCTGTTGGAACGACACCCAATAGATATGCTCGTCGCTCATTCCTCGCCCTCCTCCTGTTGCGCCGCCCTGCGGCTGATTACTATATCGCCGATGTCTGATACCTTTACGATTTTCACACGCTCATCGGCTGAGCCTGTTGTGGTAACCATTGTCACAGCGCACCGCTCCTGAACGAGCTGCTCCGCCTCTTGGCGGGTGTGCGCCTGAACGCTGAACTCAACGGGGAACACGTAGTGCGCCCTGATTTTGAATGATTTTTTCGCCATACTCTGTTACTGTTTTTGTGCCTGTGTCTGACAGTGGAGGCGAAATTCCCTCCAAAGTCATAACAGGCGGGTGGACTGAAATACGTTAGTATTTCTTTATATATTTCTTTTCTATTCTTTTCTATTCTATACCTTTCTATTCTTTACGTTATTCCGTGTTATAAGTATGCTATAACACCGTTATAACAGTGTTACCGAAAGGTTACCCGTTGTCAGCCTGTAACGCCTCCAATGAGTAGAGGGCGCAACGCCTCGTCACCTGCCGGGCTCTGTCAATCCCGAACGTCTCGATAACATGCTTCATGGCGTTAGCGTCGCCGTCGTAGTCTATCTCACACTCGTAGTTGGCGAACTCGAAGTCATACACCACCTGCGGGTCGCACTCCCGGCTGATACGTTCACGGCGTTGGCGGTAAAACTCGAACATCTTGTCAAGCCCCGCCCGTGTGCCGAACAGGGCGTTACCCGCCGAGCAGATCTTCTCGCCCTGTTTGATAACGCCTCTGTTCACGAGCCCGTCATACCCCTGTTGAAACTGTTCCTTGCTGAACGCAAAGAAGTAATCACCCCCGGCGGGCTGTTCGTTCGACAGCTCCCTGTACCGTTTCAATGCTTCTGACTGTGCCATAACCTTACAAGATTTCCTCCTCGAGTTCAACCGTTTCGGTCGATGTGCCATAGTCGGCTGTGAACTCGTCGAGCGTGATAATATCCAATTCCTCATAGTCGGCGGCGGTAATCTCGACCGCTCCCCGTCGCTCACAGAAAGAGCCGAGGCGGTCATGTGCCTCCTCGTAGAGTTCCTCGAAGCGGCGTTGCGCTTCTTCCCTGTTGTCGCTGCTGAACAGCACTCGTGTGCATCTATACCCCGCCTGTCCTGCGGACTGTACGATACGAAATGTAGTTGATGTCTTCATCGTTATTGACTATTTAAGCCCGGCACCCGCTGTCGCTTATTTTGGCGGCGTGTGCCGGGCGATTAATGATTATGCCTGTAATTTAACACGGTTGAGGAGTGCGCCCGAAATTTCGTGTAATTCACGGCTTCTCTCAGGCGTGAGGTCTCGGGCGTGGGCTGTGATAGCCTGTGTCAGCTTCCAAAGGGTGGCTGCGCCCTGTACGCCGTCCTCGGGGCTGTTGCGCATGAGGATTTTTTCAACCTCCTTGCCCTCCTGCTTCAACAGCCCGCCGTCACGGGTCAGGCGGTGGAGCTCCTGAGCCATGTCAACCTCCATCTCGCTTGCGCCCTGTATCTCGTAGGCTTTCTGCATGAGGTTGTCACGGCTGAACAAGCCCTTCGTCAGGTCGCTCACGGCTGACACGGTGGTCTTCGTGTCAAGCTCGTAGGTCTGCTGAGAGAGCTGCAGGTTGTCGGGGAGCTTGGAACCGAGGTGAACCTGTTTCATCACGCTCTCGCGAACCATACCATTCAGGCAAGCCCCGTTCAACAGGAATGCCCGCATGTCAACAGCCCCGTCGCCATAGTCCGAGGTGCTGAACCTTGCCCCGGCGAAGATAACCACGTCGCCGTTCTTCGCTGTCGGAACAACGAGCGGCTGCGGCAGTATGGTTTCAGCCCATACCTTGGTGTCGTTCATGTATGCGTCCGAGATAACTGCGCCCTGAGCCGAAGCCTCCTGTACGAAAGCCGTCAGTATCTCAACGCTGTTCAGGCGGCGGTAGCTGTCGCTCAATATACCGCGAACCTGTGTGCCGACGGTTCTCACGAGAACTCGGCTGCGCTGCGTCCAACCGCTGTGCTCGTTGAGCATTGTGGCGGCGAGGTTCACAGCCCAAGGCTTACCCCCGGCAAGCTGTCTGAGGTATCGCTGCGGAATGCCCATACGGTCGGCAATCTGAGCGATTGCGTTGTCGTGCATCTCGAACGTTCCGTCGGGCATGTTCATCATCAGCTTCTCGGTAGCCCCGTTGAAGCTGATAACAGGAACCTCGCCCTGCGCACGGAGGTTCACACCGAGCGGGGCGATATAGTCCTGTGCGATACGTCCCTCGTTGATGAGGCGTTCCATTGTTGCCTGTACTCCGACGGCTTTGCCGTCAATCATTCTCTGAACACGGTTGATAACAACCTCGTTCAACCCCTGTTGGGTTGCTGTGGAATTCATTGTTGCTTCCATGATTTAAAACTGTTAAAAATTGGTTATTAAAAAGTTACTGAAATCTCTAAGTAAGCCTGTGCCTCCTGATACAGGGCTTCGTCTGTGAGCGTGTCCGAGCTTGGCTCGAACCCTGCGCAGTAGGCAGCGTCCAACGTCGGCTGTTGCTCAGCCCGGCGAATCGCCCGGCATACAACGGCGAGGTGGTTCTTAGCCTCTTGGAGTTTATTCCAACCCCAACGGCTGATGTCCTGATAGCGGTCAACGAGAATCTCCCAATAGAGCTTCTCCCAATCTAACTCGGAGGGGCTCATCGCCTGAACCCGCTCCTCGAATGTTTGTCTTTTCTTCTTCATATCGCTGTTCGGTTTAAACGGTTATTTGTTATAGAAAGTCACTTTCAAGCCCCGGCGCAGTTTGCATACCGTGAAGTCCTCCATGGAGCGGTTGGCTCTGTCGAGAAACTTCTGAGCGAGTTCGATACCTATCAGCTCGAGCATACCTGATACGCCAACGAGCTTGTTTATCTTCTTGCCCTCATTGTCAACCCCGGCAACCTTAATGCGGTAGTTGCGGTTGATTGTTGCTGTGCTGTATGTTAAAACTGTTGCTGCCATAATTGCTGTTTTTTAAAGGGTTCAACGTGCTTATCTTATAATCACGTTGCAAATATAAGTGAAGTATTTTGAAAATAACAAACTTTCCTCCGAGAATTTTTAACTGAGCGGTTAATTTTTTTTGAATCGGGAAGAAATCACACCCAATCACAGGGTATAACAAAATATTCCTCACTTCCAAATTATTTTTGCGAAAAATTGAAAATAATGTGATTTTCGTATAATCACTTTCGGAATAAAGTATTATCTTTGTGCCACTGAACAATTTATACAAACAGTTAAAACTATTGATATATGAACTACAGACAACAGATTTTAGATGCGCTGAAAGCCAAATTTCAGGGGGTCAGCGACAGTGTCTTGGGCAGGATTGCTGATAAGCTGAGCAAGACTGTCACGTCAGCCGAGCAGGTAACAACCGCTGTGGAGGGGGTTACGCTTCAGCAACTTATCGACGGTTACGCTGATAGTCGTGCGACGGAAGCCGCTCAGACAGCCGTAAACAATTACGAGCGCAACCACAATCTCAAAGACGGTAAGCCTGTTGAGGTACAACAGCCGGGCGGACAACAGGGACAACCTGCTGCAACTGTAATCACACCTCCAACAGCCGGGGGTGCTGACACTGTTCCCGCTTGGGCAAAGACCCTCACGGACGGAATGACCGCCCTGACGGAACGTTTGAACAACATGGAACACAGCCGCACAACCGAAACCCGCAAGCAGCAACTTGCCAACGTCATTTCCAAGCTGCCCGAGAACCTCCGCAAGTCGTATGAGCGCACAGCCATTGACTCGCTGAAAGACGACGAGTTCACCACACTCCTCGGCGAAATCACAACAGAGGTCGACGGCATAGCCGCAGAGCTGAACGCGAAAGGGGCTGTTTTCGGCAAGCCCGCAGCCGGGGTCGGCGGCGGAAGTCAACAGAACGGACAACTGTCCAAGGAACAGGAGGCTGCAATCGCCGTGCGCGAGGGCAAGCCGAAAGACGGGCAACAGCCGTTCTAAATGTCTAACAATTTAAAATGTACGCAAAATGAGTATGACAGTACAACGTCGTAAGGACACACGTACACCTCGTGTCCTTATGCACAAAATCGCTGACATCCGAGGCGGCGTTTCCGTGAACACAGCTGAGTTGGGCGGCGATTATCTGAGAGAGGGTGCGGTGCTTTCCGCTCCCGTTGACGGCATCTGCCATGTCGTAAAGACTGCGGTCGTCGTTGCGGCTGTTGCTGCCGATGACACCACGATCAAGGTCGGTAAGTTCAGCAACTTCAAGGTCGGCGACTTCATCCTGTTGAAGGAGAAGGGTGCGGCTGTTGAAATCACAGCCGTTGACAGCTCCGACAAGGATTCCGACACGCTGACCATCGGCTCGGCTATCGGCAAGATTGACAAGGGCGGCGCAATCGCAGAAGCCAAGGCTGCTTCAACCTCTACTTCTGCATTGAAGTACACCCCGCTTGCCGTTGTCGGCACAGGTAAGCCCGTCCTGCCGAAACAGAACCTCGACACAGACGCTTGGCTTATCGCCGTCACTAAGGGCAACGTCCTCCCGGACTGTGTCAAGAGTTATATCCCGAACATTGTAAACTATTAATCAGACGAAGAAATTATGGCAACTATTGTAAACACCCTCATTCATGGGCTCACACAGCAGATGGTGCAATCTCGTCTGAACACCGCAGACGCGACACCGTTCTACTTCGGCACCCATTTCCCTGTAAAAAAGGTAAATGGCTTCATTTGGAAGACCCTGCAGAACCAAATCGCTAAGGCTAATGTAGCCGCCGACCTCCACACGGACAACGGTACTACAATCCGCAAGCGTCGTCCTATCTTCGAGAGCGCAAAGGGCGATATCCCGTTCATCTCTATCAGCCGTGAAATGACACGTGCCGAGATTAAGGAGTATCAGACCGAGCTTGCTTTCGCTCAGGACGACGACGCTACGAAGCTCGTTCAGTTTTGGGGCGAGGACGTGGACTTCTGTTTTAACGGCGTTCAGTCAGAGTTGGAATACATTGCTTGGAAACTCGCTTCCAACGCAGGTAAGTTGGAGTTCAGCACAACCACCAACGCAACCTATGCGAATGAATTCGACCTCGACTACGACGTTGACGCTGAACAGAAGTTGAAGACCTCTGCCGATTGGGGCGACAGCACCAACGCTGATATCATCGGCGACCTCGCTAAGGCTATCAAGTTTGCGAAGACATTGAAGCTCAACCCGAAGTTCGCGTTCGTGAACCTCGACGAGCTGTATCGTATCGCCTCCGCAGATCAGATTATCAAGGCTTGTGCATCTTTCGCTTCCAACGCCCTGAACATCTCACAGACACCCGACCTCGCTTCCATAAACCAAATGCTTGCAAAACAGGCTTGGCTCAATGGCTTGCAGCTCCGTGTCATTGACCAAACTATCACCCGCGAATTTGCGGACGGTACACAGACAAGCGGCAACCCGTTTGAAGACCGCCGTTTGATTCTCTCTGAGAACGAACGCCTCGGTACTACTCAGTACGACATCCTCAAAGAGGAGAGCGACCTTATCCTCCGTGCAGAGCGCAGCCATACTATCGTCAAGAAGTACGGTACAGCCGAGCCGCAGGCTGAGGTTACTATCGGTCAGGCTGACGCAGTCCCGGTATTCGACACAGCTTACCGCAACCTGTATATCCGCACCGACGCGAAAGATTGGGAGTAATAATCATCACGTAAGGAAGCTGAGAATATGGCAACAATACTCGAATCATTGAAAGGTGTCAACGCCTATCCCATTCCGCTCCGCACGCTCGTACAGACGGCGGAGCTGCGGGGGCTGACGTTGGGCGACGAAGCGACACAGGCTGTTCAGCGTGGCAAGGCGTACAACCTCGCCAAGGCTGATCTGCTGTTGTGGCTCTCCCTCGCCCCGGACATCACACAGGGCGGGCAGTCTTTC